ATTCGTTACCAACAATGTATCGACCGGGATCAATGCCCATGTCTACCATTGTTTTAAATAATCTTTTCTTTAATACTGGGTTTTTGTCTAAGACCTCCATAGGCACAACAGTTTCACCTTCTGCTGCATGCACCATGTATGTATCTTCGAAACGTCCAAGTCCTCCTAATGAGGATACGAAACTTTTAAATTGGTTTAGTGACTCAAGTCCCTGCATAATATTATGTTGTATCTCCAAATATATCTAAGCTATTAACTTTGATAGCGACATCTCTTTTGATGTGTTTTTCTTCTGTGGAAGTTGCAGGGTTCTCGACGTCCGCCAATGCTTCTTTTTCATCAGCGTATTCTTTACCTGTTTGCGTATTAGTAATAGTTAGTTTAGTCTCGACAGGCAGGATCTCAACACCCTTGCCCGCTAATACGGTTTCATCTTTTTTTATACTCATTTTCCTATCCTTTTGCAATATAATTGTTTTAACATTTCCATCTCTTTCTGGCCTGTCTTAACCTTGAATTAGGGTCTTTTGCAGCCTTTGGAAACTTCTTCATTTGTCCTGCGCTTCTTGCACAGAAAGATTTTCTTCGCTTTGCAGCTTTACTACCAGGTTTTACTTTACCTGTGACAGCAGTCTTGAGCTTTGATCCAGGGTTATCTTTACGATATTTAGCGACACCAGCAGCAGTCATGCCTGCTCCAGACTTTGTAGGTCTAAAGTATTTTTTAGTCTTAGGTGGCTGTTTATCGCGTTTTCTTACCATTGATTATGCCTTGGATTTTTTTGTTGTTTTACGGCTTCTTCGCAAAGATTCTTTAGCTCTTTTCGCAATCGCTGCTTGTTGCGTTTTGCCAGAGACTTTACTTCTTTGTTCAACCACAGTAAGTATTTGAATTTTTCTAGCAAATGGTTTGTTAATCCTTTTAACTTTTGCAACGGTGCGCCTCGCGTCAGCCGGAGTTGCGTATTTAATAGATACAGTATCTTTAGGGTTTTCATCTGTGTATAATCTTCTACCGCTATCTTTAGGTTTCTTTCCTGTTCCTTTTTTAGGATCTTTTCTTTTTGCCATTTTTTAATACATTCTGTAAAGTTTTAGCTTGCCCAGCATGTGATTTAGAAGCTTTTTTAAGCGCGCTTATTACCTTTTTTACTTTTTTTCTTCTTTGATTTTTCAACACCTTTTATTACTCCTTTGTTCTTTGAAGCGTAGAAAACAGACTTAGCATCTTTGCCATAAGTCTTTTTCATAGACTTCATAATTTTTTTACCTTTTTCGTTTAGTGGCACTCTTACCTCTCTTTGCAAAAGTTTTTACATTAGTTGGTTTACCACCAACACCTTGAGCTTTTGATCTTTTTCTAGAAACTGCAGATTTTATTTGACTCTTAGACATACTAGCAGCTTTTGCTGCGGGGACACACTTGGGATACTTTCGTTTGGCATCTTTTTTTTGTTTTGATCTACCACACTTAGCAAAGCTTCCATCTTTTTTACGAGAGCCTATGTCTCTCCAATCCTGTTTGAACCACTTCGCTAATCCCTTGTGACCAGACATTATGCTACTTTTTTCTGCTTTGGTTTCTTTGTTACTTTACGTTTGCTTGCCATGATTGCACCACAACCTTTTGCAATACCACCTTGTTTAAAGCTAGATACTTTTTTACGATCTTGTGATATTTTGTTGTAATCAATCATACCGCCCATTGCTTTCTTAGGACCTTTAAAATCCTTACGCTTTACACCACTAGGATCTTTAATCTTTCCTGCACAAATCTTGGATGCATAAGCGTTTGCATAAGCGCTAGGGTAAACTTTAAATTTACGCTTTGCTGCAGCTTTACCTCTTGGACATAATTTAGTCATTATTTTTTCCTTACTGTTTGTTTAGCTCTGGCAAAAGCTTTTGCTGTAGGAGCGCCTTTAGCACCCTTTTTACGCATTTTACCACCGCGTTTACGTTTAGCATGAATATTAGCATAAAGACCTGGCCTTGCCATTATCTTTTCCTCTTAGGCTTTTTCATGGATTTCTTTTTAGCAGCAACAATAATATCACCTCTGGTAATTTTATCTCTTGGTGGATACATAGCTGCCAGTTTTTTATTCTTAACTACTTTTTTCTTTGTTTTCTTCATTATGTTTCCTATCTGCTAGATATCTCTAACACACTTATAATTATGCTCAGATCATTAGCATTTTCTGCCTGAGCTTTTATTATTTCTGACTCTATCAGCGGAGCGGGAGCTGCCACAGAGCTGTCAGATGTATCTTGCGCCATGTTTCCTGTCGCTAGAATCTCTTGAGATCGTTTAGCCTGTATTGTTCGATCTTTTTCAATAGTATAACTTACACTACCAGTATCTACAAGGGTTACAGATATATTGCAATCATTACTTGTATCTTCGTTCGCAACGCGAATAGACTTAATTATCGCAGCTTTTTCTGCAGGAACTGTGTAGATAGTCGTTAAATTAGTAGTCGACAACTTTGCTTTATGGTTTGTGTATATATTAGACATTTACGATAAGAAAAAAGAAATTCTTTCTTCTTCCTCTCTTAATGTTTCTGGCACATAGGTATTGTTTAAAACAAATATAACTTGTTCTAAAGTTTGAATTAATTGAGATGCTTGTTCTCTACTATATTCTTCTGTTGCCTCTGGTAAACGAGGTGTTACAATTTTAGCCATTAGGTCCCTCTCATTCCATCTGGTTTCATATCTAGACGAAGTGTTCCATATCTCCATCTGTCATCAACATCACCACTAGATATTCTTACTGCTATCTGTCTACCTCTTATTCTAGTATCTTTTTTAGTTGTATTTGTTGCTACTTCAAAGGGTCCATGAGATCTTTGAGAAGCTGTAGGGTAAGGTCTTGTTTTCATTGTTACATCAACATTGCCTATTTGATTTTTAAAGTCTGGTATAAATCTACCGATTGACATAAAGTTATCACCGTCTGCAATATCAATGTCACCAGATTCTATGTGATTTAACATAGCTGCTCCGTCGTCATTGCTTCCTGTTTCGTGAAGATAGACAAAAGTTCTACCTGCTTTTAATCCATTTATTGTAGAGATAGTAGAAGTAGTATCAGCAGATTCAAACTCTGCAGCGTAAGGAACTTCATAAACACCGTAATCTGCCCAAGCACTTCTAGCTAAAGATCCAATATACCAAAGATTCTCTGCATAATTATAAGCTACCATTCTATCTATTTGATCAGAGTTAGCTGAAGCATAGAACCACATTACTTCATTATAATTAGAATTAGATGCACAAAACACATCTTGTTTTACATTTTCATTTATATCATCAAATACATAATCCTGCACACTACAAGGTATTTTTTTAACTGCACCATCATATAAGAAGAAAGAATCATTACTCATCCAGAACGAGTTACCAGATACATCAACTGCTGCGTTAATACCCACAGCTCCGCAGTTAGAACCAATTTGTTTAAAACCAAATGTTAAGGGTGCACCAATAAACTGCATTTGATACAAAGCTGTATCAGTCCATATCATTACAGCACCTCTTGATCTAACAGCTGTATTAATTTGATTACCGTCAGTTAATCTAAAAGAACCTGCAGTATTAGTTGCAGTTGGTGTCCAATCACTTGTTGATTCTTGATCTGACCACCTGATAAACATGTTGTCTTGTGTGGATGTTGTGCCAATTGTAGTTTCTGTTCCAAGACAAATAACGTGTCTATCGTCACCAGAAACAATCATAAATCTAGATTTTGTAGGAGCGCCACTAACTTCCGTGGTCCCTGCTCTATTACTCGATAATCCGTCTGAGGTATCCCAGTAAAATAATCCACCGTTAAATTGTAAAGCTAAAACATCCTCACCCCAGTTGTCTAGGGCCCATTTAGAAGATTCCAATAGCACACCTTCACCACCTGTCAAACCTTCACGAGTAGTGTTCCATGTGCTTGTACTCCATGTACCAGCACCCCAACCATAACCAAATAATGCCACTGCAGCTCCTGTGTTTACTTGATAACTTGCATTAGCTGTAGCTCCTGTAGCACTACTGGAAGCATTAGCTGGGGCTTGTATAGTGTATGTGTTAGAACTAGGTACTGTCAAGATCTCAAACTCACCTTGTAAGTTAGCTTGAGATAATCCACCTACCGCACCACTAACACTTGCAATTGTTACAAAATCACCTATCAAGGCGCCATGACTTGCATCTGTTACAGTAACTGTAGAGGACCCACTAGTGGTTGCAAACTGAGTAATGTTTCCAGTTGCACTGGAACGAATAGGAGTTATGTCTGCATAAGAGTTTTCAGAATAAGCGTATAATTTTTTATTGGTTCCGTAGATAGCATATTTAACACCACCTA